TCTCAAGTCGGCCCGAGCATACGGATCGGCGGTGGAGGGGACAACCGGCGGTTGACCACCCGGCCGCGCTACTTTTTCTCGGCTTTGCGGATGCCGACCGCTTCGATGCAGCGGTAGTAGATGCCGGCGACTTCGATCAGTTTGACCGTGGTCGCGCCGAAACTGTCATCGGTCAGCGGGATCAGGGTCTCGGGGCAACTTGCCCTGACGAGCGGGCTCGGTCCATCCGGGCGCAAGTGCCTCGTTGATGAGCCGCAAGCCATCAGCATCGTGCTTGCAATCGCGATAGACAGGAACTTCGCGCGTGACGGTCTCGGCTTTCTGGCGGATGGTGACATTGCGAACCTCGATTTTCTGGATCGCGGCCGACGTGACTTGCTCCATCTCGAGCCGTGCCTGCGCGATGGCCTGCGCTGCACGGTCCTGCTCGCCGGCCTCGAGCTTGCGTCCGTCGTGCCGGCCGGCGAGGTAGCCGCCCGCTCCGGACAGAATGACGGCGACGAAGGCGCCGATCAGCAGTTGCGGGATGCCGATCACTGCGGATCGTCCTGCGAACCCGCTTTCTCGAGCAGGCTCGTCGTGGTGAGGGCGCGCAACACGGCAATGGCCGCGGCGATGCCGACGAACACGAGTCCGGCGTGTTCCTTGAGCACGGGTTCCAGGGCGCCGCGCGACTGCTCGAGCACGCCGAGCACGGCGAGACTGATCGCGAACAGCATGGTCTTGCTGCGGCGCACCGCGACGCCGGCTTTCTTTGCGCGTTCTGTAAGGGTCATGTCACGCCTCGTTGTTGCTCACCGGGTTGAGAGATGCGAGAACCGGCAGAGGTCGCTGCCACTGTATAGGCATGACGGCGCCATCTGCGCGCCGCGGCCAGCGGTAGCCGAGTACGCGATGCGTAGCAAACGGCGCGACGCTGACCCGGTTTCCCTGATTCCCGCCAAGCGTCAGGATGTTGCCCCGGCCATCGATCCCGACCACGAAGCCCACGTGCCCACCGCCGCCGCGTTCATACACGACGACGGCGCCGTAACGCGCCGCCGGCAGGAAGTCGCCCCACTCGAGGTAGGCCCGCGCCCGATACCAGTGCTTCGGGTACGACATGCCGCTCTCTCGCAGGCAGGCGCCCGTGAACACGCCGCACCAGGGCGCCTCGTCGTCGGTCCACCATGCGCGCAATTCGCGCAGCCAGCGGGCGATCGTCGGCGCTGTCTGCTTGCCCGGGATCTCCGAAAGGCCGATGTATCGGCGCGCGATCTCGAGCCACGGGAGTTCGTCGTTGACGGTCATCGGTGGCCTACGCCGTTCGTGGTATACGGCGACACGGCACGTTCGATGTTGTCGAGGCGTCGCAGGATCTCACTGTACTGCGCCTTGACCGTGGCGATTTCGATGTCCTGCTGCGAATTGCGGGCCTCATAGGTCGCCGAGACGACTCGCGCGGCCTGAAGTTCGCGTTCCGCCGCGCCTAGCCGGGCGGAGAACGCGCCCCACGTAATGCCGGCAGAGGTCAGGCCGACCACCAGGCTCGAGATGATCGACGTGGTGAGGGTGATCCGGATGTGGCCCTCGGGGTCGGTGAACTTCTCCATTCGTATTCTTTCCTCGCCGACAAGGTTCGTGGCTAAAACAACCCACAGTTGAACCTATACGGGACGAGGAAACCCCACGCAACTCCAAACGAATCACGGAATTACGCGTTCATCAGGAACTCGGTCGTGCGTCGCTCGTTGGTCAGTCCACCGTTGACCGAACGCAGTCTGAACTGCGTCAGAAGCGCGGTGTTCGCATTGTCGGCGGTCCGCATCGCGTAGGTGTACAGGTAGGGGCCGGCCGTCAGCCCGGTGACGGTGCGCGCCAGGGTTCCGCCGATGTAGACCCGCACTTCGAATGTGCCCTCGGGGCTCGCCGCGAAGTCGCCCGCGTTCTGCGCCACGATCGAACCCTCCGCGGCTTGCTGCACCCGATGGCGAATCGCCCAGGAGAGCGTAACGTCGCCGGTCGTGCTGGTCGGAAACGCCTGCCCGTTCACCCGCACGTTACCAGCCGGGTACGGCTTCCTAGCGCGTTCTGAGAGGGACACGCTGAAAGCAGGGGCGGATGCCGGGGCCAGCACGCCGCGCGCGTTGTACGGCGTCAGCTTGCCCGTGACGGTGCCGTTGCCCGGGTAGGGGTCGTTCGAGATGAGCACCATGCCTTCGGTCAGGATCCAGACCCGTGCACCCGCCCCGTGATCCAGCGGAACGGTGTCGTAGACGCCGCGCACGACGTTCCCGAGCGTGTAGGTGCCGTCGAGGTTGTCCGTGACCGTGAGCCAAGCGACGATTTCCTCGCCGGCCGCGGATTGAATGAGCGCCAACGAACCGCCACTCTGCCACGCAGACTCATCGGCGTTGGTCAGCGATTCGAAGTCGATCGTCGTCTGGACTGTGAACCCGGCCAGGTGGATCGCCGGGGTGTCCGCCGGGTAGGCCGACTGCAACACGCCGGTCGGAGTGAAATTCTGCGTGATGCTGGTCTCCACGTACGCCGTGCCGCCGGCCGGGTCGTGGTATATGTGGAACCCTTCGCTCACCCCGGATCGCCCGGCTAGGATGACGCCGTAACGGCGTTCTTCGCTGATGATCTGGTAGGGCGCTTCGAATGCGTACTGCGCCGATACGGCGCCCGGCAGACCGACCGGATTGGTCCAGCCGTTCGGCGGCGGCGCCGAGTAGGCGTTGTTCGGCACGGCGAAAATGTCCTCGACCACTTCGAATGAGGTCTGCGCCGAACGCCCATCGCCGTAGTCCGCGGCGATCACACGCACCACGACATCATCGATGCCGCGCGCCGGCCAGGAGAGGCGGAACACGCTGCCGGGGCGCAGGCTCCATCCCTTGCGGTTCATCTTGACGGTCATCTTCGCGAGCGGGTAGGAGAGCGTCTTGAGCGCGCGGGCCGCGGCGAGGTTGGCGTTCGTCGCGTTCGAGAACCCGAGGAACTGGATCGCCTCGGAATCGATGATGCCGTTGCGCGCCGTGATGTTGGCGAGATCCTGCTGCTGCACCTGCCGCTCGGTGAAGTTGTCCTCCTGATCGACGTACGTCACCTTGACGGTGTTCTTCGTCTCGTCCCAGGTCACGCGCGAGATCGTGAGTTCGCTGATCTCGCTCGGCCCGTACAGCGGCAGCGTGGCCGGGGTGTAGTCGGCGCGCGCAAGCTGCACTTCGATCATCCCGGTCTGGACATCGGTGTAGAGCACGCCATCGATGTGCCGCAGGATCTCATCGATGAGATTGCGCGCCGTGGTCGTGCCGTTGAACAGCATCGAAAGCCCGAGCCCTTCCGTGTACAGCGTGTTGCCGACCGCCTGCAACCGCGCCACGTTCACCTGCCCGACCGGGACCGCGCAGCCCCAAGTCGTGTCGGTCAGAATCTCGTAGATCATGCACGCCGGGTTGGCGTCGTTTCCGATGCGGTGGCGGTTCGACGTGAGGCCGAGCGAATTCGGATACCGCTCAATGATGAACGAGATCGGCTTGATGTAGGCGCTGGTGCCGACGTAGACCTTCTCAAGCGCGGCGTAGGAGAAACGCTGGTACGCCGGCAGGCTCTTGAAGCGCACGGCTTCGAGGTAGGCATTCGGTGATTGCGTGACGGTGCCCTTGTAGTACCGCACGACGCCAGAGATTCCGCCTTCCTTCTCGTCGCCGCCGAACAGGTTCGGGTCGTTGAACGTGAACGTCGTGAAATCGGCGCCGTCGGACCGCGTACCGGCCGGCACCTGATCGCCGAAGCGTACCTCTGCGATGTTGTCGATCGGCCCGTGGCAGGCGAACAGTTCGACGCCGAGGTAGTACCGATAGCCGATCGTGACGTTCGAACTCGAGAACAGCCCGGTCGATACCTTTTTCTTGATCGGAACGATGCTGAGATCGCCGTACCAGGTGACGTTGGCGCCGTCGACTTTGCAGCGCCCGAACACCACCGGGATTGGTCGTGACTCGTCTGCCGTCGGTAGATCGAAATCGTCCAGAGACGACGGCTGCGGAACGTCGGGCTTTTGCTTCGGCCGGAGCAGTTCCGCGACGACCGTGAAGAAAAGCGCCCACGCCAGTTGAATCCAGAATCCCATGACTTAGTACGCCCTCCATCCGGCGCCCGCCGGCACCTGGCCGCCGCCACCACCGCCGCGTGACGTTCCGGCGTTGCCGTATACGTTGTCACGATACGGGTTCTTCTGCGGAACGTCCGGCCATCCGGCGTGCCGGTCGAGGTTGTTGAACTTCGCCGTGCAGGTGGCCATTGTCCGGTCGCATCCGGCGTACGCCGTCAGCGGTTCGCCAATGGCCAGGTCCGGAAACGGCGACTGCACGGTGATGTCCGAGCCGGTGTGCGACGTGATGAAGCGCGACTCCCCTGTGTTGTCGCGCTCGACCCAACCGTTTTGCAGCCAGCCGCTCGCCTGACTGCCGAACACCGACGCCGAGATCGTGAGCCCACTCACGCCGCTCGTGACGCCGAGCAGGCGGTACAGGAACTTGTTCACGCCGCACCCGACGCCGTACAGCGGCCAGTTGCAATTGCGCTGGTACGTGAGCCAGGGCACGCGACGCCGCAGCGCGCCGAGCAGCGTGTACACCGACAGGTTGAGGGTGTCTTCCTCGAACGTGTGTGACGCCACCGATCCGATCAGGATCGGAATGAACTGCGCATCGGGGTCGGTCAGGTGCCGCCGAAAGATCGTCACGCCGACGGGCTTCGCCGGCAGGAACGCACCGAACAGCGCAGCGATCTCTGAGGACTGCGGCAGGACGATCGTCGTGAGCGCCGCGGCTTCAGCGCCCGCATCCTGGCGCATGGACCCGCGGGAGATTGGCAGCGGCAGATAGTTGCTGCCGTCCTTCGTGACTTCCGTCACGCCGTTCGTGTAAAAGTACGAATTCGCGCCCGCGACGAACCGGAACAACTCGAGCGGTGCGCCGTTGAACGTACTTTCTTCGTATGCCTGGTAGGTCATGCGAGCCTCATCACAGCTTCGACGACGGCAACCTTATCGGTCACGTATGCGATCACCACGTTGTCCGAGGCAAGGCGCCACAACTGAAGGTAGCTAATCGCCTTGATGTCGGCCGGCGCCACGTCTACGCCGAGCACCGCGTCGAGCACAATCGAGATCGTGTTGTCCGGAAGCGCGGACGCCGAGACGATCTCGCGCGCGAAGTACGCGCCGCTGCGAAGCTGGATGAAGACGTGCTTGCGGCGGTCCAGCCCGACTCCGAATTGCTCGAAGCGATTGGGCTTCACCGCCATCGCTAAACTCGACGCGCCAATCAGCGTTGCGAGCGTGAGGTCCGCGTTGCCGGTTGGCATCCAGACCGGAATCGCCTGCCCCTTGCGACGCCCGAGCCAGGCTCGGAAGGCGGCCATCTCGGCGGTCGTCTTGAGCGTCCAGCGATGCCGGCGGCCGGCAATCGGCGTGTCCGCCTTGCGGATGATGTCGACGCGCCCGGTGCCGCTGTCGAACTGATTGATCTCAGCGTCGAGATCAAACGGTACGCCGCCGGCCCAATTGGTGCGCAGCGTGTAGAGTTCGTCGCCGCGATAGGTCGCCGGGGCCGCGACGGTCGGAATCCTCGGGTCCACGTCTCCGGGCGAGCCCACCATGCGAATCGGAGCCTCCAACACAGAATCGGTCTGACGGTTAATCGAAGTCGTGCCGTCCACCCGCGCGATCATCGCCGGGTAGATTCGCGTGCCGGCGGCCCAGGAAATCGTCGTCGGTCGCGAAGTCGTGATCGCCGTTGGCGTGACGCTGGCGACTTCGACCACTTCCAGGTTCAGGTCGTCGCTGTAGAGCACGGCGAGCCCGTCGACGACGAACGTACGATCGGCCGTCGCGCATTGCAGCGTCGTGCTGCCGGACGCCGCTGGCGCGGTGAGCGCAGATTTCTCCGGAAAGATCGGCATGGCGAACAGCCGGCCGGCCCACCCATACAACGCGTTCTCGAGATGCTGTGCGGTCTCGCGGCTCTCGCGCACGGTGAACTCGAATACGCGACGCGCCACAGTGCGCAACGAGATTCGTTGCTCGGTGCCGTCGTACGACCGTTCGACACTGGTCAGCCACTCGAGTTGTTCGTCGACACCACGATCCCACGTCGGGAGGAACGGCCAGGCGATGACGCGCCGGCCGGTGATCGGCAGGGAATACTCGATTCCGCCGATGGTCCATCGCATCTCGTCGTCGATCGTAGGCGCGCTGTCGGTCGTAAACGTGAGTTCGTATTCCAGCAGCGCGATCGGCGGCATCGTATACGGCGGCGTAACGGGCGCGATGACCTGGATGCCGGGATCCGCAGGCGGATCAAAGTCACCCATCAACTGCGGAGTCAGGAAAGCGTTCCAGAGATCGACGGTGCGCGTCGCGCCACTGGCGAGATTGCCGAGGTTGAGCGACGCCGGCCGCAAGTGGATCCGGTTGTAGAAGTCGTCGAAAAAGGTCGTCTGGATGTCGCCTACTACGACGCGCGGGACGGCCGAGACCGGCGCATTGCTGGTGATAGGCGAGACAAAGTTCGCAGCTACCGCGTCTTCATACCCCGGCCATTCGTCAAATCCAAATGCGCGCAACCCGAGCGACAGCGCCGTGTTGACGATGTTGCCGTCTGCGCCGACCGGGATGAACCCGAGAATGACCGCCATGCGCTAAGGCCCGGTGTAACGGACTGCGAACGCAGTGGTGCCGGAATGTGTGCCCATCCCGGGGCCGTTGCGATCCGTCGTATCCCGTCTGAGCCACGGATAGATCATCCACCGATCCGACGCGATCGAAATGATCTCGCGCGGAAGGTGGAAGTCGTTTCGACAGTGACGGAGATTCTTCATGTCCGCCACGAGCGAAAACGTTCCTCCGGACGTGCGCGGTACCCACACCTGAAACGGGATAAGCACCATCTCGTTATTGAAAGCATTCGGCAGCTTGCCGAGAAGTGTGTCGATTGCGCCAAAGGACCGGCAGAAATCCGTGGCTGTAGTCGTCACGCCCCACCCGCGTCCGTCAACATTGTGATGAACGTGCGAGTTGATGCCGTTATCATTAACCGAGATGCTCTGCGCCCAAAACGCAGGGCAACCGCGAAGGGTTCCGTTCGTAGAGCCGCCGCTTGGCGAACAGTAAATGCGATTGTCCGACCCGGAATCTTGCCAGCGCGTCGCCGCGAACCAGTTGCCGGTCCCCGGCAACCCCGGGACATCCGAACGGCCGAACATCACCCACTGATACCAGTCGGTAGAGTAGTTGATGACGACGTACACTTCGTCCGGAGAATCGTAAATGTGGATGTCGTACGTCAGAGGGAACGTGATCGCGTTCCCCACCGTAGACATCCGCGCAGCCTTCGGTGACGCTCCTGTGAGGTTGTTGCTTCCGTCGATTCCGGTGCCGCCCTGGATCCAGAATTCGGTCGTCTGCTGCCACAGGCGGAAGTACGACGAACCTCGGTGCAGAACTTCACCGCTCAGCGTCCATCCGTTTGCCGTGCACGCCGATTGTACCGCCGACAGCAGATCCGCGAGCGAGTTGGCTGAACCAGTGACGTATGCCATTACGGATCAAGCCTCATTGCGTAGTAGTCGTTGAACCCGGTCCGCGCGACATCCTGAAGAATGATGTAGTTCTCGCCGCCGATGACCATCGTGTTCTCGACGAGATTGTTGAACCCGGATACCTGGAAGATCCCGTCGAGTTCTCCGTACACATTGCTTGCGTCGTAGAGGATCGTACGTTGAACTGGATACTGAACATCGTTGTTCGGACGCATGGAGAACCCTTCGCTCCAGAACCACGCCGACGGCTGCAACCATGAGCCGAGAACGCTACGCAACACGAAGTTTGCTCGCGCGCCTTTGTACGGCATGGAGTGAGTGGCGTCGCTGAACCGAGTCGCAGCCTCCCCGGTGAGCATCCCGCCGACCACGAGTGGATACGGATACTGCCGAGGCGTCGCATACGGCAGCAGGTAGCCGATGTAAGCGGACTCGTAGACGGGGGTGCCGACCTTCATTCCGAACGCCAGACGGCGATCGTTGATCGTCATCCAGTAATCGATTCGTTGGTTGTGCGCCGGCACCCCGCAGAGATAAGCCCCCGGCTGCGTTGCGAACGTGTTGCCGCTGACATAGCCGGTGAAGCCGGCCACGGTCAGGTTGTAGTAATCACTCGGCACACTCTGATACGTCTTGACCCCGACGTACGCCGGCACGGCGCCATCAGGCCCGATGTACCCGGGTGCGGACATGATGAGTTCGCGCTCGGCCGAAACGGTATCGTACCGCAAGATCGACCAGCCGTTGTCTTCGCAGAAATCCTTGATCTCGGCGAGCATCGCGTAATGCGCGAGCACCACGGAGTTGTCGACGAAACCCACTCGATTCGGCATGTCTTCTCCTGTCAGGCGAGCGCGGCCTTGAACGCCGCTTTGTTCGCCCGGATCACATTCGCAATCGTGCTGACCGCAGTCGGCGTGCTGAGCACGTCACGCGCCAGGGCGTCGCGGTCGATCGTGTTGACGACTTTCACTTGTACCGGCTGGCGCGACGCACCGCCGTTCAGTGCGTTGCGTGGGTCTCCCTTCGCCAGCACTTCCTCGCCGGCCTGAAGAATAGCGGGCCGCTCATCGGCGCGCAGCCCGAGCACCGTACCGCTGTGATAGCGCGGCGCGGTGGCGGCCATCCACGCCGGAATGGAGCGGGGCGTTCCGCCGCCATGACCAACCACGCCGCCCGTGTGCGCCGCCATGCCGGCGATGCTGCCGAGCACCCCGCTCAAACCGCCGATCGATTGCAGCGCCCGAAGGATCTGCTGCTGGATAATCATCTTCGCGATCTGAAGCAGGAAATCCGCCGCGAAGTTGAGGAACGCGTCGCGCGCCGACTTGAACGCATCGCTCAGACTTCCGGTGCCCTTGATGACGTTGCCGATGGCCGTGCCGAACGCGACAATCGACTCGGTAAGGCCGCCCGCGATGTTCTCGCGCATCTCAGCGACCATCTTCGTCACGTTGGTATCGACGTACTGCGTCTCGAGTTGGATCTTCTCGAGGCCGGCGAGCACTTCATCGATATTCAGGAATTCCGCGAGGTCCGCCTGGTTGTTCAGGATGAAGTCGCGAAGTTCCTGCACGCGCGCCAGGATGGCGCCCTGCGACTCGAGTTGGACGCGCGCGATCTCGTCCTGCGCCTGCCGGTCGGTCAGCACGCCGATCTCGCGCTTGGCATTGATGAGATCGATCCGGGCGTCCCGGGCTTCGATCAGGCGGTTCAACGCTTCCTCTTTCGCGTTCAACTCGTCCTGAAGCGTCTTGCGCGCCGCGAGTTCCGCGTTGCGCTCAGCCTCGGCGCGCTGAATGCCGCGAACCGCCGTGTACGTTTCGATAATCGGCTCGAGGGCTTCCGCCACGCCGCCAAGTCCGACGCCGCGCAACGCTTCCTGCAATTCGCGAATGCGCAGGACGCGCTCACCGAATTCGATGTCGATCAGTTCAAGCTGTGCCTCGAGGTTGTCCTCGTCGGCCTGCAAGAGCCCCTTGCGCGCTTCGATGATCGCCTCGACCGCCTCCTGCTCGAGCCGAACGCGCTCGTCCTGAAGCCGCTTCAAGGCTTCCGTGTCGACGACCGGATCCTCGGTCTCGGTCGTGCGCGCGTTCGGGTCCGGCGGGACGTAGTTCTCGGCCTCGGTGATCGCCTGGTTCGCTTGCGCGATCTGCTTGTTCAGTTCCTTGATCCGGGCCTCGAGCGCCGTGATCCTGGAATTCTGGCCGACCGCGCGACCGGCCCGCGACGCCCGCTCACCCGGTTCGCCGACCGGCGAGCGCGCGTCGAGCGCCGCATTGATCTCCATCTCCGCGCGTGCACGCGCCAGGGCGGCTTCGGCGGTTTGCAGCATCTCAAGCCGCAGGCGTCGCTGCACGCGCAACTGGAACAGGGCTTTCTCGCGCTGCTCATCCGTCGCGACGTTGACCGCATCGATCGACTTCTGCAACTCGAGTTGCGCTTCCTCGAGGTCGTTGGTGCCGGACCGCCACTTGACGTACAGGGCGATGAGCGTGCCGATCAGGACCGTAAGGCCGACGATCGGGATGCTGCCCATTGCGAGTCCGAGCCCGCGGAACGCCGTGGCCAGGCCCGCCGAAGCTCCCGACAACGCGCGGAACGCGACGATCAGTTTCGAGATTTCGGTGACTTGGTTCAGTATGAAGCGCGACAGCAGGCCGCCGAACAGGAACGCAAGCGCATTGCGCAGCGTCTCTGCGTTCTTCAGGACGAACAGCAGCGCGTTGCCGATGGCGCGAAAGCCCTCGGCGATCTGGCGGGCGGTCTCTCGGCCCTGTGCCGAACGCAGGAATGCCGTGAACTCGAGCGTCAGTTCGCGAACGGTCTCGGCCAGGCCGCCTTCCGCAACTGCGAGCTTGAATTCGGTGAGCGCGTTCTGAAGGCGGTTGAGTTCCGCCGAGAGCGTCTGCGTCGCAGGCTCAAGCTGGCCGGCGACAGACTTCCGATACTCGGCGGCGAGCTTGATGATCTCCCGTGCGCTGACCTTTCCGGTTTCCAACAGCTTGTCGAGTTCTGCGTTCGACAGGCCGAGGGCGCGCGCGAATGCCGTGAACGCACCGGAAAGCCGGTCGCCCAACTGCCCGCGAAGTTCTTCCGCCTGAACCTTGCCCTTCGACAACACCTGATCGAGCGCGCGGAACACACCGTTCGTGTCTTCGACCGACAGATTGAAGACGCGCGCGGCCTCGGCGAAACCGAGGAAGGTTTCCTTCGTCTCGTTCGCCGAAAGATTCGCCCCATTCGCGGCGATAGCGAAGCGGGAATACTGCGCAGCAAGGGGCTGAAGCGCCAGGCCGAGACGTTCCGCCTCCTGCCGCAAGAAAGCGTAGTCCTGCGCGGCACGCCGCACGTCGTTGTCGTTCGCGACTTGCAGGCGGATGATCGTCGACTGGCGATCCGTGACCGCCTGGATCGACGACTGTGCGAAACGCAACACGCCGAACAGGCCGACGTAAGCGCTCGTCATGGCGAGCACTTGACCGCGAATGCGCTGGTAGACCGTGAGCGCCTTGCGCCCCTTGTCCGCCACGTCAAGGAAGCTGGCGGCGGCCTGCTTGTTCGCCTGGCCGAGCTTCACCGTGCCGGCCCCGAGCGTCGCCTGCGCTGTCGCCAGTCGAGTCGTGACGGCTGTCAGGCGTTTCTCGGCCGCTTCCAGGTTCGCCGTATCGAGGCCCGCCTCGCGAAGTCGTGCCCCGAGTTGCGCAACCGCTGCGCTCTCGCGCGAGAACTGCGCGGTGAGCCCGGTAAGCTCGGCGCGCGCCGCGCTCAGCTTTCGACGCAGTTCATCGGTCGGTACACCGACCTTGATGATCTCGGCCGAGAGCGCCCGGGTTCGCTCGCGTGCCGATTCCAGCGAGGCCCGCGTCTGGTCCAGTGCCGACGACTGCCGACGATAGGCGTCGATCGTCTCGGCAACCGCGACCGCCGCCTTCGTGGCGTCCCGGGCGAACGCCGCGTACTCGGTACGCTGCCGGCGGATGTTGTCCGCCGCCGTGGCATCGCCACCGGACGCCGC